TCTTCACCCGAATCCTATCAATAGAGGTATTGCTATGGTAGAAAGTAGAGGTGATGCATTCTACGTATATGATCCAACAACTTGGAGTGAAGGTATATCTGCTGCTACCGATGCAGTGGCATCCAAAGATACTAACTACGCTGCTGTTTACTATCCATGGGTTAAGATACTCGATGATAGTGTAAACTTACCAACATGGGTACCACCTTCAGTGGTAATTCCAGGGGTTTACTCTAGAAACGATGCTGTAGCTCATGAATGGTTTGCACCAGCAGGTTTGAATCGTGGCGGATTACGAAACGTTTTAGAAGCAAAAACAAGATTAACCCACGCAGAGCGTGACCTTCTTTACGAAGATAGAGTTAACCCAATTGCTTCATTCCCAGGTCAAGGCGTTGTTGTTTTCGGACAGAAAACACTACAAGCAAAGCCTTCGGCGTTGGATAGAATTAACGTTCGTAGGTTGTTAATTAGACTTAAGAAGTTCATTGCTAGTAGTTCACGTTACTTAGTATTCGAAAACAATACTGTAGCTACTAGAAATCGTTTCTTAAACATTGTTAATCCTTATCTTGATTCAGTTCAAGCTGCACAGGGTCTAACAGCGTTTAGAGTTGTAATGGACGATTCTAATAACACACCAGACGTTATCGATAGAAATCAATTAGTCGGACAAATCTTCTTACAGCCTGCAAGAGCTGTAGAATTTATTGTTCTTGATTTTGTCGTACAGCCGACTGGAGCATCGTTTCCAAGCTAACGGATAACGAAAAAATAAGATTAAGGCTCAGTTTTTCTGGGCCTTTTTCTTTTGTGGTTTTTTAAGTTCGACGATATTTATAACAGAATATAGCAAAGCTTTTTTATTAGGAGAAATAGAATGCCACAGTTGATTGATCCAAATGACGTAATGTTTACGCAGTTTGAACCTAAGGTTCAGAATAGATTCATTATGTACATTGAAGGAATTCCTGCATACACAATCAAAGCTGCTGCAAGACCCGAAATTCAGTTTGAAACTGTAACATTAGACCATATAAACGTCAAGCGTTATGTCAAAGGAAAAGGTGAGTGGCAGACATTATCAGTAACATTATACGATCCAGTTGTACCTTCAGCTGCACAAGCTGTTATGGAATGGGTGAGATTATCACACGAGTCCGTAACTGGTAGAAATGGATATTCAGATTTTTACAAGAAAAACGTCACATTTAACGTTTTAGGTCCTGTTGGTGACATAGTTGAAGAATGGCAATTAGTAGGTACATACATTGAAGGTGCAAACTTCGGTACTCTAGATTGGTCTACAACTGATCCAGTAGAAATAGAATTAACACTTAGATACGATTACGCTATACTACAGTTCTAAATTTGCTTTAAATTAGCATATCAAGTTGTGGCATTCTAGTTTGCTAATTTATGCGCAAAACGTTTTGTGATACATATATATAATAAATGCTATACGTAAAGGAGTTATAATGCCAGAAACTAAACAAACTACAGCGGGGCAACCTGGTGCTCCTGAAACACCGAAGTTTCCTACTGAAATAGTAGATCTTCCAAGTAAGGGATTATTGTATCCAGAAGGGCATCCACTTAGTGGTGGAACTGTAGAGCTAAAATACATGACAGCTAGAGAAGAGGACATACTTTCTTCTGCCAACCTAATTAGAAAGGGTGTGGTAATTGATGAACTGTTGAAATCACTAGTGGTCTCAGACGTTAACTTTAACGATATACTAGTTGGTGATAAGAACGCAATTATGGTAAACGCTAGAATATTTGGATATGGTAAGCAGTACAAATCTGACGTTACATGTCCAAAGTGTAGTGCTGTTGAGAAAGATTGCGAATTTGATCTAACCAGTATTGGATACAAAGAGATTGACGACAAGATATACAATCGTAAAAACGAGTTCGAATACGAATTACCAAACTCTCAGAGAAAGATAGTCTTTAAGATGTTAACTCAAGGAGATGAAGTAGCGATAACAAAGGATATAGAAGCAGTTTCGAAACACGTTAACAACGTTACACCTGAAATAACAACTAGACTTCGTTATCAAATAAAATCTGTTGATGGTAATGAGGACAGATCATTCATAAACAACTTTATACAGAATGAATTTTTCGCAGTAGATTCTAGAGCTTATAGAGAACATTACGCTAGTATTCAACCAGATGTAGACCTAGATTTTATGCACTCTTGTCCTTCTTGTGGAGAACAATCCATTGCTGATGTTCCTATATCAGTAAATTTCTTCTGGCCTTCCCAGTAGATCCTGGACTTCGTCCCCAAGTTCACAAGTCAATATTCGATATGGCTTACTACAGCGAAGGCGCATTTTCGTTTGGGGATCTTTATGAGATGCCAATCCAACTTAGACGTTTCTATATGGATAAGCTAGTAGAGGCTAAGGAAGAAGAGAAGAAACGAATGGATAAGGCTACTAAGAAACGAACGAGATAACCTACCTACTCCATATTTATAAATGTAATATTACGTTTCAATTATACAGGAGCTCATTATGTCTAAGAAAAAACTAGACGAAGGATTCTTAACAAACTTAGCAAAAAATGTTGCAGTATATCTTGCTGTTAATGCAGTAAAGAATAAAAAACCAAAATCAGCAATAGAAGATCCAGGTCTACGAGCCATGTACAAAGACTTAGACAAGTATATGGACAGGATTGAAAAAGAAGCTGAAAAACGAATTGCAAAGAAAAGTCCAGAGGAACAAAAAGAATTAGCTAGAATAATGAAGATGTTGTAGGGGTAAACCATGCCTGCAGGACCGACAAGAAAACAATTAGAAGAAATAGCAAAAGCCGCTGAAGATAACAGAAAGGCCCTACTTGAAAATTCAAAAGCAGTAGAAGAAGGTACTAAAAGTTATACTGAATATCGGAGAGCAATATCTGCTGCAAATTTTGAGGTTCAAGACGCAAAAAAGGCATTAAAAGAATTTGATGCGGTAGCAGACAAGGCAATTAAAGATTTTACGGCTGATATAAAAAAGGCAAATAGTGAGCTAGACGACTTAGGTGACACTACCAGTAGTTTTGGTATAGACTTGGCAAAATCCCTAGCCAAGGGTAAAAAGGGTTGGGCAGAAATAAGTAAAGCTGCTGGGAAATACGCCGCAGAAGGAAAAGATCTTCAAGCAGGTATTTTAGACGATTTAAAAGATGTCGACATCGCATTAAAAAATAATGCTAAGAGTCTTGCTTTAGGTCTAAAAGTAAGTGAATCAGAGTTGTCCACGGCCCGAGATCAGCTTTTAACAAGGCAACAACTAGCTCAACTATCAGACGACGAACGAGAAGCAGCTATAGCACAAAATAATGCAAACAGAAAGTTGTTGAACACATTAGAATCACACGCTAGAATCCAAGAAAAGATAAACTCTGCAACAGAAGATCTGCTACCCATAGTGGAAAAGGTTAGGGATGCGTTTACTTCCGGAGCTGGTTTTATGCTAGCAGCTATTAGTGCTATCGAAACAGTATTGTTAGGTGGTGTTTCAAGAGTAAAGGAACTAAATACACAGTTAGGTATTGGTGTTGGATCATCTGGAGAAATAGCAGCAAATCTAGCTATACAGTCTCCGATTGCAATGGCAGGTTTTAGTGAAGAAATAGTTGCCGCTGCTGCCGCTGCAGCTGATGTTTCTGGAAACTTGGATTTAGCATCTAACTCTGCAATTGCTATTAGCGATGCAGCTATAGCGTTTCAAACTGGTTTAGATGCTGCAAGTGTTGCATCTCTTGCAGAAAATCTAACTATAACAACTAACCTCTCAAGAGAACAAGCTTCGGCTACTTTAGGAACTGTTGCAAACTTAGCACAACAAAATAAGGTTGCACCTAAGAAAGTTATGGAAGACTTAGCAGCTTCTTCAGCTGATATGGCAAAGTTTACAGATGGTAGCGCTGAGAATTTGGCAAAAGCTGCTGTACAAGCTGCAAGATTAGGTATAACGTTGAGTAAGTCCGCACAAATATTGGATAAAATGTTGAGCTTCGAAGAAAGTATTACTTCACAGTTTGAAGCCGAGGTACTATTAGGAAGAGAATTAAATTTTGACAGGGCTAGACAGTTAGCATTAAATAACGATATAGCTGGAGCTGTAGAAGAAGTAGTTGGACAGTTAGGATCTGAAGCTGAGTTCAACCAGTTAAACGCAATACAGAGACAAGCGTTAGCAGATTCTATAGGTGTAGGTGTAGAAGATTTAGCAAGCATGGTTGCAAAGGGTGGAAAAGCAGTTTTAGAAGAAGACACTTTAGGTGAGAAACAGTTGAAGGGAACAGCTGATTTAATAAAACAGGGTTCTGTAATGAGTGGTAAGGTTGATACGATTATTCAGTTGATTAGTGCATTAATTGCTGCTACATTAGCTGCACCATTTATTGGTAAAATGTTGAGTGGATTGAAAGGACTGTTTGGAAAAATTCCTGGAATAAAAGGCAAAATACCAGGAGGAGTGAAACCACCTGTACCAAAAACTGGTCCTGTTAAAACTGGAAATTTAGGTAGGTTTAATCAGTCTAAAATTGCACCAATGGGAAATGTCACTGACGATGTAGCTAAAAATATGAAAGCTAGTATGGACGCTGGTAGAAAGGTAATCAAAGAAGGAACTGAGGCAACCATTAAACAGACAACTAAAGCAGTTGGTAAACAAACAGGAAAATCTCTTTTAAAGAAGATACCAATATTGGGAGCAATAGCTGGTTTAGGTTTTGCCACTAGTAGACTTTTAAAAGGAGACTTTTTAGGAGCAGCTTTAGAAGTTGCAAGCGGTGGAGCAAGTATAGTACCAGGAGCTGGAACAGGTGCTTCGTTAGGTATAGATGCCTTACTAATGGCGAGAGATATAAAGGGAGCGTTTGCAGATGGTGGAACAGTTTCATCAGCAGGTACATATTTAGTAGGAGAGAGAGGACCAGAATTGGCTCACCTTCCACGAGGTTCTTCAGTTGTACCAAACGAAAATATCAAGGGGGCACTTGCAGACGGAGCGTTTGGACAGGTTGATATGCAACCAGTTATTACTGCTCTAAACGCTATGACTGCAGAATTAAGAGAAATAAAACGTAGCTCAGGTGCAACAGCTACAAACACAAGTAACTTTTCAATAGGATCAGCAAACTAATGGCACTTAAAGACTTTGACTTATCAAAAATATCCAAGTTTTCATATGGAATAATCAATGCTAATAAGAAAGTTGGACAGTCTTACAGGGATGGACACTCTGAGGGTGTAGTTACTGGTGTAAAAAACGTTATAGAAAATAAGTTCATATCTTCCGATAATTCTCAGTGGCCAAATCAAGAGCTTGTATCTGGAAGAGTTGGAGCTAGAGAAGCTTCACCACCACAAGGTATTGGATCTAAAGATAATCCACAAAATTTTATTGTTAACAATGCTGCTGGAGAAAGAGAAATAACTGGAATACAGGGATCGATAACGTTTGATGGTAACGATGATTTGATTTCAAAGAGTTTAATTATGAAAACTATGGACGATCAGTTATCTGATGGAACCCTTAGATCGTATAATCTAGATCTTAGTACCAGTATTCAAAAGGGTTGGAGGCAGCTTCCAATAGGTTTTAGAGATTTTGGAACCAAGTCTTTAGATGCTGAACCTATTAAAATATCAGGTGATGCATCATTTCCAGGGTTTACTGTAATTCAAGCAAATCCACAGTGGACAGACGGACACGTTAACAACTATACAGATATAACAACACTTAATTCCTGGTATGGTAGATTTGTAAACAAGTTTGTAAACTTATCTACTGATCAAATAATGAGGGGTGATGGAATAGTTGGAGATGCATTTACTCAATTTGACTCACTAAGTCTACCAATTGGATTTAGTCCAGGTATAAGAGCTATAACTTTTGGAAATTTGGTAGAAAAACCAAGTTATACTAAACAGGTCAAGTATGTTGGTGGTACGTATCCATTTACTGGAAGATTGAGGTATGTTGATTCTGATTTTGAAGACAGGTTAACATTTAATCCTGGAGATTTTGATGGAGATTCTGATTTTGTACCAGAAGACGGAAACAAAATGTTGTACCTGTACGACAAGTTCATTATGAATGCAAACGAAATTTCATACGGTAGAAGCTTTAACGATATAGTAATAAATTCTATTTTTGGAGATCGCTATCCACTTGTTCCAGGTCAAAATCTAATTAGATCTGCACATATTCAGTCTTTAGAAACGGATAGGTTTAAGTTTAATCCAGCCGCACCCGATGTATCTTCTGTAAATTTTTATAGCGGTGAGAGGGGAGAAGACTCCGATGAAGTTTCGCAATTGTACGGTGGAAAAAATCAAATCTATTTTGACGGACAGAGTAGATTGTATCGTCATCCGTTAGCAGATACTCAAGCCGATAATCAATACAATGTTTTTGTTTATGATACACTAGTTGACAAATTCAATAGTTCGTATAATGCTAGTGCTGAATTTACCGATAGAGCAGGAGAGGTAACAGTAACAAGTTACGTTTCAAGTCTTCACAAGCAAGGATTAGAGTATGGTAAACCAGTTGGTACACCGACCATAGATGATACACCCACAAAAAGATATAGTCCTTTTGCTTTTTTCTCTAAAAGTCCTGGACAATCTAGAACGTTTAAAATCAGAGGAAGCAAAGAAAGAGAATTAAGAGAACAAAACGATAGTACTTTAGAGGATAGGTTAGCTATTGGTAACCAAGTTAACGAAGTACCAGTTGGAGGTGAGAATGTACATCCAACACTAGCTTCATACGTAACTGATAGACAGCCTGGTGATGAATTAGATAAATTTGCAGAAAGTATAAGCGTTGTTCCTGGAGCTGCTGGAACAGGTGATGTTTTGCCGTTAGATGACTTTCAAACACAAAATGCTCAATCAATACACAGGACCCCTATAAATCTATCTCCAATGGATGTTTACTCATCGTTGGCATATCCAGTTTTGGGTACAGATGATAGTGGTGACAATATAGATCCAGGTGGAGCAGCATCATTAAGATACGAAGCTACACTGAGAAGTGCAGGAGAATTAAATCAAACCATAGACGTTAAGTTAGGTGGCAGCGGAGGAGACAGGACACCAGGATTAGAATCACAAAGTCATCCTCAAGGAAGAGGAGCTAGGGATCGAGGTAAAAAATTAGTTTACAATATTGGAAGAAGCGATCATGGAGCAGTACAGATAGTAAAGGATGAAATCATGAATGTTCCAGGTGGCTTTGAACAAGGAGCAATAAAGGTAGATGCAGATGGTAAAGCAATATCTAGAGCTGCTACAAACGTTGATAAGATTAATGCTATACCTTACGGTGGTGATGATAAGCAAAACGAAGCAGCTTTTAATTCTGCAGATAAAGATGATTTTGTTCCATTGGTATTTTACGATGTATTCAATAAGAAAAATATAGTTTTTAGAGCCATATTTGATGGTGATATTACAGATTCAGTAACTCCAGAATACAATCCAGTATCTGCAGTTGGAAGACCAATAAAGGGAGCCGTGTATGGAGGAGTTGATAGAAAAATATCTTTTGGCTTTCAGTTATATCCAAAGACAAAGCAAGAGTTCCCTATCATGTTGGAAAAATTAAATTATTTGGTGGGATTATGTTATCCAAACTTAGATGATTATTATAGAATGTCTGCTCCTATGATAAAACTAACGTTAGGTGATATTTTTAGGAGACAGTTGGGCTACTTATCTACTTGTACTGTTACATTCCCAGGCGAAAGTGATTGGGAAATAGAAAGAGGTTTACGTTTTACAAAACTAATAAAGGTTAATGTAGACTTCGATTATATAGGAGGAAGCATACCGATATCTACTGGAAAGCACTATGGCTTAGGTTGGTTAGATGGGACAAAAATTCCAGAAGCTGATCCAGTTAGAATTACAAATGGTGGAAACGAAACATCGGTTAGTTTACCAAACGTTGGTACAGTATTTGAAGAGGCTAAGGCCATGATGGGACCTCAAGATGTTTAGACGATATAAGACTGCTAAGGTGAAGGTGGATCCAAAAACACAAAATAGGTACTATTCTCCTATATTGTATCCAAATATCCCAGAAAAAGATACTGATATAATTCACAATATACGATCAGGAGATAGGTTAGATTTGTTAGCACATCAATATTATGGTGATGTTAATCTGTGGTGGATTATAAGTAGAGCAAACAGGTTGGATCCTTCCGATTTAGGCTTAGACGTTGGAACTACGTTAAGAATACCTGTAGAAGTTGGCGAAATACTGGGGAAGTTACAAGAAGAAAATAGGTAGGTGATATGCCTAATCAGTTTGTAAACATAGACAAAAAGATTCAACACGGTTTAAATCAACGTGTAAAGGCCATGAATACGTTTGGAGGTAATCCTCTGTTAAGAACACTTGGAGATGGATTAATGAACGATCCTCTCGGTACAGTTCAAGATGAAGGTTATGAATTGTCAATGGAACAGCAAATGGTTAAAACTCCATTTGCACGAATAATATCTCCAGGGGAATATAGTACAGAAGTTTTATACGGAACGTTTAATCACACGTTTGATCAAGTATTACAGGTTTCTGATGAAAGTTCAGGTGTAGATGCGTTTAAATCTTTGGGTGATAGTGTAAAGACTAGTGAACAAGCATATTACAATTTTGATGTAGATAAGCAAGCGGATGGAATGGATCATGGGAAACCAAGAGCTGGTATAGAAAGTATTCAAATTGATTATCAAGGGTATGGTGGTGCAATAAGAAAGGCTACGGTAGAAATAAATGTTTTTACGTTAAAAGATTTGGAGAGATATACAAACAATTCAATATTGTCTATTGGAAGAAATCTAATAGTGGATTGGGGCTGGGTTAGAGGTAGTAATTCTTCTGAATTTCAAATACCTACGCTTTTAAACCTGGAGGAAGGTGGTAAATTATCATTAAAGAATAGTTTATTTTTTCCTAAAGTTAATCCAGAAACTAAAAAAATTGAAAGACCAGCAGAATTTAGAGAATTACCATTTGATTATTACGGAGACTGGGGTGGATTATTTGGTAGAGTTATGACATCAAAATGGTCTACGGATGGAAGTATTTTTAAGTGTACAGTTGAAGTTTTAGCTAAAGGCAATAATGTTTTCCAAAAGATATTGGACAACTCTAAGCCAAACAAGCAAGTTTATTCTATGCCTTCTAGACCAGCTGCAAACATTGATAAGTATATAGAAGCAACCACTGGAGATAAAGATAGTTCTTTAGATGCTAGAACTCATAATATAGTTGAACGTATAAAACAATTGGATATGGAAATATTGATGAAGATGTTTTATTTTCCAAAAATTGGAGTTTTTGACCAGGATTGGAGTTCGGCTGTTGATAAGATAAATGAATCTGGAGGATCCATATTAACCTCTAAATGCGAAAATGTTGTTATGTTAATCGCACCAGATCCTTCAAGTCCAGTGACTCCAGAACTAATCGATGCAGAAGAACTAGATGAAGTTTCGAAAGCTTTTAACGCATTTTCAGGATTGTCAAAGCAAATTTGGATCAGGTGGGGATGGTTAGAAGATAATATAGTTTGTTATTATGCAAAATCTGCAATATTAGAAAAGTCCACAGGAAACGTAATGAAAGAAGCTGAATTTAGATCTGTGCAACAGGTTGGAGACGAATTAGTTTCTGTTAAAATATCAAACGATAAAGAATTGTATACTCACACTCCAAGTGCATTTATAATACCTGGACAATACAAGACTGAGTGGTTTCCAACTGCGGAAGTTAGTAGCCAATTAAAAGAAGATCCAGCTACACTTTATAAAAGTTTAGCAGCTGCATTTAACGATTTGAAGTTTAAATTTGCAGTAAGTGAAAAGCAAGAACAGGGATACTTAAGAAATTTATATGTTAATTACAATCAAGTAAAGGATTCTTTTGTTTCTCCTGGAGCCAGTATTGAATCTGGAATGATGAAGTTGGCAAATTCTCTAAATACAAGATTGGATTTTTGGGATTTTGAAGTGGAAAGTAAAGAATTGAATACATCATCATTGATAACGGTTTCAATCGTAGAAAAGGATAATACGGCAGAATCTAGCGAAGGACTTTCAGATGATTTGGATCCTAAAAAGTCTTACATATTTGACAATTATGGAATGAATTCTTTAGTACAAGAAACAACTTTAGATATGACTGTACCAGATAAATTTGCAACATCAATAGGATTGGGTGCAAATACAGATTCGGCAATTGAAGGAACTGATCCGGATTCAATAGCTAAATACTTAAAAGAGCAAAGGTCAAATGAAGAAGGTGACGAAGAAGATCAATTTGTTAGATTAGCTAAAATGTTTAACGATAAGTCAAACATATCGCAAATACAAGATAAGTTAAAAAATGAAAGCTCTAATGACGGAAATCCAGTCAATGTTGGTGAAACAGAAGTTGGACCTTCACCAACAGTAACTGAAATTGTAGATACGACAAATTCTGGAATTGAAGCACATGGCGGATTCAATCATAATATGGTAGGATTTCCGATAGTTAGTACTGAAGAAAAGATGCACGAAGAATTAAATAAAAAGATTCAAGCAGAAGTACAAAAAACTTCAGCAGTTTTTGAAATAGGGCAAAAGAAAGGATCTATCAATATTGATATTGGAGGAGAATCGGTATCGATATCAGATGTACAGGGTATAGGAATATTGGATCCAAACAAAATACAAAATAAAGAGTTTGCAAAGGCTTTACCTGGACAGGGATACAATTACGATTCAACTGGTGCACTTAGAACAAATGCAATAAACTATTTAAAATTTATGTTTGAAGAATCTCCAATATCTAGAAAAAAGAATGACGTTTATAAATTAACATTACCGTTGGAAATTTCATTGACTTTAGATGGATGTTCAGGGTTGACTATTGGTAACATGTTTAGACTTACGAATATTCCTAAAAAACCATACAATCAGTATTCTTTAAATCCGTCTACATATTTTTATATTAGTGGGTTACAACACAGTGTTCAGTCAAATAGTTGGACAACAACTATAACTGGAAAACTAGATAGAGTTAGAAATGGAGAGCTTGATCCAGTTGCTAGAGTAACTAGAGAAAATAAATTGGCAATACGAGATAAATTAAAAGAACAATTTAGTAACAACTTAAAAAGATTTTTAGAATTAAAAGCAGAAGAGGCTGAACAATAAAATGGACGGAATAACATTACAGGAATCTATTAACATTTCTGAAATCTCTGGAGTTGAAAGAGTTGAAGGACCATTTACGTCAAAAAAGAATCAGTTCTTTTACTCAGACGAAGAATTAACAGTTTTAGAAGGCAGTGAATATTTGATACATTATTTGACCAATAAGAATGTAAAGTATTCATTAGTTAAAACTGGTGAAGAGATAAGATCAAAGAAAAAATCAAATTCAGAAACTTATTTTTCTTTAGGTGCAAAATCAAGAGATGAGTACCCAACCATATTTTATCCAACATCTGTAAATTTACCATATTCAAACGTTTACATTGTTAGATCGTTTGCAAAAAGTAACATCTTTCCAGATTTAGGAATTATTGAAGTTGAACAAAAAACAGATACAAACCTGTTTGACTTTACATCTATAGAGTGGCAGATTGGTGGATCTGCAAACGAAGCTTCGCTATTTAATCGTAAACAGTTGGACTCGGTTCCTAGAAAATTTTTAGAGTTAAGAGATATGATACCTGAATTACAACTTCACGAGTCTAGAATTTTGATGGTTTCAGATAACCAGTCTATGTTAGATCTTGTACAGAAAGGTCAAAATTTTTATTAGTTTTGATAAAATAGTTTTATATATATTATAAATGGTTATAGAATTTAAAGATCAATACAACGATCTACTCAAAAATATATCTGGAAAAGAGGTTTCTGCAGTAGCAGTACGTCAAGATTTTAGGTTACACCCATGCTCTAGTGGAACTACGTGTATATCTATATGTTTTAACGGTCAAATATACTATATATTATTTAATCATTCTGAATCTTTAGGTGATGGTTTAGACATGTCTCTTCTTTCTTGTGTAAAAAGATTTTGGGTGGATGACATCAAACAATTTTACCATTTAACTGGGTTTGAAAGGTTATATGATGTAAAAATGATGAGTTGGGTAAACGATATAGAATATGAAGATGTTCCTGTACCTGAAGCATTTAGATCTATACATTTAAGGTTACAGAGTGACTTAAGAGCAAACGAAGTGGTACCGATTGTTAAATTGAAGGAACACTGTTACGATAGATTGGTAACGATGACTTTGGCCAGAGATTCAATGACCATATCAAAACCGTTTGTAAAATATAATAACTTACTTTTAGAAATGGCAAAATTGGAAGGTGTTGGTATACCAATATTGAGTGGATACTTTGATAAGGTGTTTAGCGGAAATACTGCGTATTCTAATTATAATTTTTATACATCCACAGGTAGACCTTCCAATACTTTTGGTGGAATAAATTTTGGAGCCTTGAATAAAAAAGATGGAATACGAAAAGCAATAGTTCCTAAAACTGGAGGAATGTTAGTAGAGTTTGATTACGATGCATACCACCTAAGATTATTGGCAAATTTAGTAGGTTGGGATTTTCCAGTTGATAAGGATGTGCACCAATACTTTGCAGATGAAGTTTATAAATGTACATACGAAGAAGCTAAAACGAAATCTTTTCAAATACTATATGGTCAGGTTCCATCTACAGAAGATAATACATCATTCTTTTGGGCTGTACAGGAGCTTTCCAAGGCTTTGGAACACTATTTTAAAGCAAACAAATGTTTTAATTCTCATATTTATAAGAAACCATTTTATTTGGCTGGTCAAAGTGACGTCAACAGGAATAAGTTGCTTAACTATTACATTCAGTCTTTTGAAACAGAACGAAATGTTAATGTAATTAAGAGCATACAAAAGTATCTGAGGAGCAAGGAAACATCAATGATTTTGTACACGTATGATAGTTTTTTATTTGATTTCAAAGTTTCTGAAGGGTTACAAACATTATCCTCTATCAAAGAACTACTAGAGAAGGGTGGATTTCCTGTAAAGGTAAAATCTGGTAGTAATTATCATGAGTTACAGGACATAACGGAGAAGTTACGTGAATCTTAAACAAATAATAAGCGACGCAATAGATAACGTATCGTATAAAACTGCTAATGGTATGGTGGATTTACGAGACGCATATCATTTACATAAAGTGCAGATGGAGTTGAAAAAGCATATTGATCCAGCATTGGTTGAAGCAGTACTTTACGAAAAGGATAAGGAAAAGCAACCACCACTAGACGATAAGGGTAAAGAAGATGTAAAAAAGTTAGGCTTAATTTGGAAAGGTCAAGGATACGGTAAAGAAGGTGAAGAAGGT